GGCGGCGCTGGTAAACCTGTGAAAGGAACAAAAGGTGTTCCTGCATATTTTGACGCTGGTGAGGGTATGGGTGGCTATGGCACCGAAGGTGCAGCAGATTTTGATGCTGATGAGATGGGTGCGCTAGATGATACTTTAGGTATAACTGATCCACAAGGAAATATTGATGATCCTACAGGTATAGGTGGAGGTCGTGGAGGTGATCCTAGAGATTTTGGTTTTAATGTAAAAGATGCTCGTGAGGCGGCAGAACAAGCTGAACAACAAGCTTATGAAGACAGAATGGCAGCACTATATGCTGGAGTACCCGGATTTAAAAGTAGAGCGCAGGAATATACAGAATTTTTTGGTGCCCTTGATCCTTCAACCGGAAGAGTTACACAGGGTAGAGTAGGACTACCTGAAGGTTTTTTAGATAAAGACCGTTTTAGTACTTTAATGGAGATGCAAGAAAAATTTGGATATGCTCCCCCAAATGTAGTATCAGACAGTTATGGTCAACCTGTAACTACTACATTTGGATATCTTACCTTTGGCGATCCTGAAGAAGAACCATATACTCTTAAAAGGTATAGAGATCCATTATTGTTTAGACAACCTTCAAGTAGTCCTAGCTTAGAACTATTAAGAGATCCTGTTCTTCAGGATATTATGTATTCTCCTAGTCCGTCTATTGAAAATAGAAGGGCTTATACACAAGCTGTAAGAGAAGCTTCTCAAGCTATGACACCAGAACAAAAATATGGTGTTCTTGATCCAAAAATAGACCGTGATGATCCTAGATTTGGAACAAGAGTAGATGGTTATTTACAAACACTTGAACAAGCTAATCTTCCAACCTATATGGGAGGTTTTAGAGGTAGTAGAGAAACAGAAGCACCTTTTGCTTTAACTAAAGAAGAATCAGATAGGTATCAAGATATTTTTATGGCTTTTGCTGGAACAAGAGGAGAAGCTATTCGTACAGAAATAGATAATGCAAAATCTGGACAAACTGTTCAAGAAGCTCTTTCTAATGCAGGCTTCTCTTCCTTTGGTTTGCCAAAAGAAGCAGAGGTTTCTGCATTATCTAACTATATGGATAGAGAAGCACTTAAAGGTTGGGTACAAGGTCTTGGTATAGTCACATCAATGAATAGTCCTTTTATGCCAGCAGCAGCTATGGGACTACCGCAAGAAATTTATGAAGATACTATTAAACCAGCTTTTAAATCTCTTAGAGAGAGTTTAGATGAAAGCATTCCGGGTTTTAAAGACTTATCAGCAAAGTTTGATGTTGGTGTAGAAAAAGTAGAAGAACAATATGAAAAGCAAGTTCCAGAAACAGAAACAATTGTAGATACTATTTTTGATGCGCTGTTTGGTAAAGGTAAATCTCAAGAGGCTAAAGAGTTTGGAAGTAGTTATCAAGTTCCATCAAGTGTAAGAGAATCAAGAGAAGTTACTATAGAAGATATAGCTCCTGCACCAATAGCTATTGATAGTTTACCCTTAGAAACAGTTGTAGAAAATACAGCCCCTCAAACTTTTCGTCAAGATGCACAACCAGAAACCATTGAATTTGCAAAAAATGCACTTGCTGATTTAGAATTGCTAGGATTAATAGAAGATCCTGATCCATTTAGAGAAGCTTTACCCGGACAGGTTCAGCCAGAAACTATAGCATTACTTACTGAACAGACTCCTGAAATATCTCCTACAGTTGCTGCACCTGTTACTTCAGTAGGAATAGAACAACTTGCTCCACTTCCAGAAGAAGTTGACATAGCGCAAGCTGCCTTTACAGAGCCACCTGTAGTAGAAACAGTATCTGAAGTAAGTCCAGATGCTATGAATGCTGCTTTAAGTAGAATAGGAAAAATGGCACGAGATCCAGAAAGTCCTGTTACTATAGATGATTATAGAGCAGTTGAAAATGCACGAACAATAAAAGAATTTGTAGACGCTGTTCAAGTAGTTATAGATAAAGAGGGAGAAAGCGGTGTTGCTGCAAAAGCGGAAGCAGCATCTAGAAATTATAGAACACCAAAGTCTGATCCTACACTTGAAATGTTACGTGATCCTATTTCTAGCTCATTAGCTGAACAACCTTTTACATTAGATGAAGCTATAATGCTTAGTGAAATACCACCAACTTTATAAAAATAAAACAGGAAACTAAATAAATGGCAATTGAACAAAACCCATTTGAAGCAATAACACAAGCTACGTCTAATGTAGTTAATCTTCCTGCCGCAGAAGAAACCACAGAGGCTACCTTTGAGGTAGAACCTGATGGTGGTGTTCTGGTAGATTTTTCTCAGGAAATAGAAATGAGTCCTGATGAAGATATTGCTGAGTGGTATGGCAACTTAGCTGAAGATATTGAAGAAGATGTACTTCAGGAAATTGGTGCAGATGTTGTAGATAATTTTATTGCAGATAAAGATTCCCGTGCAGATTGGGAGTCCATGTTTGAGCGTGGCTTTGATCTGCTTGGTCTAAAGGTTGAAGATGGCACTGAACCATTTCAGGGGGCATGTACGGCAGTACATCCCCTTTTAATAGAATCTGCTGTTAAGTTTCAGGCCAAGGCTTCCTCAGAACTGTTTCCGCCGAATGGTCCGGTAAAAGCAAATATTCTGGGCAGCAGTACGCCAGATAAAGAGATGCAAGCTAATCGTGTTCAGAACTTTATGAACTACCAGCTTACGGAACAGATGCCGGAATACTTTGATGAATTTGAAAAGATGTTGTTTCATCTACCTTTGATTGGTTCAGCATTTAAAAAAGTTTATTATAGTTCTGTTCTTAAACGTCCGGTATCAGAGTTTATACCGATTGACCAGTTTTATGTGTCTTACTTTGCTTCTGATCTTAGAAGTGCAGAAAGAAGTACACATATTATTTATAAAAGTGCTGTTGAGTATCAAAGAGATATTGCAGCAGGAGCTTACAGAGATTTGAATATTGGTATGCCTTCTCAGTTTAATGTTTCTTCATTTACTGAAAAGATGGACAATATTCTTGGATTGTCTCCCAGTTATGAGAATGATCCACAATATGTTCTATTAGAACAACACTGTTATCTTAACTTAGAACATGATGACGAATCACTTCCGTATATTGTTACTGTTGAAGAAAAGACACAACAGGTACTAAGTATTCGTAGAAACTATAAACAGGACGATCCAACGAAAGAAAAGCAAAATCATTTTGTTCATTATAAATTCGTTCCCGGTTTTGGATTCTATGGATTAGGTCTTATACACTTCCTTGGTAATTTGACTATGACTGCTACTGCCGCAATGAGATCCTTAGTAGACGCAGGGCAATTTGCAAATTTACCGGGAGGGTTTAAGGCCAAGGGAGTTAGGATGGTAAATGAAAACGATCCTATATCTCCCGGCGAGTTCAAGGAGGTTGAGGCTATTGGAGTAGATTTATCAAAGGCTATTGTTCCCCTTCCCTATAAAGAGCCTTCCTCTACTCTATTCCAAATGCTGAACTTCGTAGCTACTGCTGGTCAGAAGTTTGCGGACAGCACGGAGCAAGTTATCTCCGATGCTGCCTCCTATGGACCCGTTGGAACCACTATGGCCTTGCTAGAAGCAAGCAGTAAGTTCTTTTCTTCTATACATAAACGACTACACAAATCTCAAAAAGATGAGTTTCGTATTCTTGCACGGATCGACTATGATTATCTTCCTTCAGAATATCCGTATGATGTGCCGTTTGAAAGTCGTAATATATTTAAACAGGACTTTGATGGTCGAGTAGATATTATTCCAGTATCTGATCCTAACATCCCTAGCAATGCTCATCGTATGATGTTGGCAAACATGGCTTTGCAAATGGCGCAACAATCGCCTCCCGGTATGTTTAATTTGGAAGCGTTAAATAGAACTATTCTTAATGCAGCAAATATGCCAAATATGGAAGAAATTCTACCGCCAAAATTACAACCGCAGCAGCTTGATCCTGTATCTGATATTATGGCTGCAACAAAAGGTATTCCAATTGCAGCCTTTCCGGGTCAGAATCATGATGCACATATACAGGTAAAGATGGCATACATGCAAGATCCAATGAATGGTGCTAATCCAATTATGCAAAGACTAAAACCTATATTGGAAGCTAACATACAAGAACACTCTGTAATGAAATACCAAGAACAGATAAATGGTATGACCAGAACTGGTATGGAACAAGTTGGTCCTGAAGCAGCCCAGAATCCAACTGCAATGGAAATGGTTATGGCACAGGCTGCACAACAGGTTCTCAATGCTAATCAGGCAATGGGACAAGCTCAGTCCCCTGAACAACAGCTTGTTTCTCTTGAACAGACTAAAGTTGAGCTTGAGAAAGAAAAACTAAAAGTTAATGCGGCTGTGCAGAATGCTGAGTTTAATCTTAAAGTTAAAGAGCTTGATATAAAAGAAAATGCACAGCTACTTGACATTAATAAAAATAATAGTAATATGGTGTTTAAACGTGAAAAAGCTGAAGCTGATCGTATAAGTAAAGAAACTATGAAGTCTTTGGATCTACTTGCTAAGATAACTATGGAACAAAATAAAAATGAAATGCAAGATCAAGCTGTTTCACAAAAACTTTTGTATGATATAATTAAAGATCAAAACCTTACTGATAAAGAACTTAAATTAAATGAAATGAATAATCTTTCCAGACTTATGGAAATGAGTCAGAAAGAAGAAAATATTAATCAGCGACATGCTGAAACACTATTAGCAAAACTTGTGGAAGGAGAAGACGATGATGACTAAAGGTAAAGGATATCCTGAAAATGTTAGGGATACTGGTAAAAGTGTTGGCGATGCCTATGCACAGGATGTAACGGGTGGTCGCAATATTCGATCTGTTCTAAATGAATGGGATGAGTTTTCTTGGAAAGCTGATGAAAAAGGTGAAAAAAAGTAGTGCCTGATATTTGGGATGAAGTTGTTTCTGAGTATGGAGAAGAGATAAACAGATTACGTATATCTCTATCTCAAGGCGTTGCAGAAGATTATGCTCATTATAGACAGATAGTTGGTTCTATTTCAGGTATTGAATGGGCCAGAGATAATTTATCATATATTTTAAAACAAAGAATGTACAAGGAGGATGACGACTAAAAATGCAACAAGTAGGTTTAGGGAACGCACTAAAAAATGATTTGTGGATAACTGAGGATGACGCTCCCGATCCCAGCCCACTGCCCACTCTACCGGGATTTCACATTCTAGTACGTCCTGTTTCAGTAAAGAGTGTAACTAAAGGCGGTATTTATATACCGGATTCAACTAAAGATGATATGTCCTATCTCACCACTGTCGCACAGGTTCTAGCGTTAGGAGACTTGGCATATATGGATAAAGATAAGTTCCCCGGTGGAGCATGGTGTAATGTAGGTGACTATGTATGCTATGGTAAACATGCAGGAACTAAGTTGTTTTACAAGGGTGTACGTCTAATACTCTTGTTTGATGATCAAATTATTATGAAAGTAGAAGAACCTAAAGACCTTGATCCAACTTTTAATTTAGGAAAAGGCTCAAATTAAAAAAACATGTGTTATAATATAAGTACGTAAATCGTTTGTTTCGTACACAACGGAGGTAAAAATGAGTACAGAAGACAATTGGGATACTATTGAAGTTTCCCCCAAAGAAGAAATTGAATTTGAAATTGAAGAAGAAACGGTTGAAGCTGCACAAGAAGAAGAAAAAGAACCTGTTCAGCCAGAAGTTTTAGAAGAACAGCCAGTAGTTGAAACTCAAGAAGAACAAGAAGAACGTCCAAAAGAACTAGAGGGTATAGAAACTAAAGGTGCTGAAAAAAGAATCCGTCAACTAATACGGCAACGTAAAGAACGTGATGAACAAATTTCTGCACTAGCTGAGTCAAATAAAAAGCTACAAGAAGAGCTTACTAATAAAAATACAGAAGTTACTCGAATATCTCAGAATAGTTTGGATATGACTGAGAAACAGCTTAATGATAAAGTAGCTTTGGCTCGTATGGCTTATATGGAAGCGTTTGAAGAAGGAGATAAAGAAAGAGTTCTTCAAGCTCAAGAAATTTTAAATGATGCTCAAGCTGACTTAAAAAATGTTTCTATGCGAAAACAGTATTATACTAAACAGCAGGAAGAACAGCTTATTGAAGAACCTGTTGTACAACAAGCTACTCCTGATCCAAGAGCAAGAGATTGGGCAGCAGAAAATGAATGGTTTGGTCAAGATTCAATTATGACCGCTGCTGCTCTAGCTATTGATGCAGAATTAAAAGAAGAAGGATATGATCCTAATGATGATTACTTCTATGAAGAAGTTAATAAAAGACTCCAAGCAGCGTTTCCGCAAAGGCTTGGACAAACTCAAGAACGTGTGCAGGAAAATACGTCACAACCTGCTCAAGTGGTTTCGGGGACTTCACGCTCGTCTCCGAACTCTGGTAAAAAAGTTAAACTTTCTAAAGAAGACGTAAGATTAGCTAATAAATGGGGTATCCCACTTGAACAGTACGCTGCCGAAAAGCTTAAAGTTACACAAGCTGATGGCGAATATACTGTAGTAACCTAGAGGCGTGGAGGAAAAAACATGACACGAAATGAATCACGTATTGAACAACTTAGAGAACAGAATACTAGAGAAGAAGAATGGACCTTTGAAGAGCCGAATGCCCTTGATATTCCAGACGCTGTGAAAGCACGTTTTGATAATGAAGGTATGGCGCTACGTTGGATACGAGTCTCCCTTCAAGGTAAAGATGACATCACAAATGTTGGCAAAAAATTGCAAACAGGTTGGGTGTTTGTAACTCCAGATGAAGTTCCTGAGATGGCTCTAACATCCTTCGTGAGGGATGAAGGCAGGTATCAAGGCTCGGTATGTCGAGGAGACGTTGCTTTGGTTAAGATGCCAGCCGGAAAAGTTACGGCTAGGCGAGGATATTATGAGAAGAAGGCAAATGATCAAATGGAAGCAGTTAACTCCCAGTTGATGAAAAATTCTGATTCTCGTATGCCTATTACAAATTCTAGCCGTTCTGTCACAACAAAGGGAAGGCAACCGTCCTTTCAGGACTAACTTCCCATAACTAAGGAGATGAAACATGTCTACTACTAAAGCATTTCGTGGTTTCATTCCTGCTCGTAAAAAAGGTGGCGGCTACAACAACGAAGCCGTGACCGACATGATTACTCTGACCTCAACGGGTCAGGCCCAATCACCTACGAATGCGATCTTTACCGGTGATCCGGTGGTCCTTCCCGGTGCGAACTTTGCAACGATTTCACCGTTTATCGCTGCAACGCTCAAACCGTCTGGTGTTTTTATGGGTTGTCAGTATGTTGAAAATGGAGAGCAGAAGTTTTCCCGCTATTGGCCGGGAGACATTAGTGCCACGGACATTAAATTCTTTGTAATCACTGATCCTGATCAGACGTATTACATTCAAGCTTCTCTGTCGCTTTCGGCGGCTGAGTTGGCTATTGTCAAAAACTACAACGTAACCGTTAGCTCCACTGCCTCTTCAGGCAGCACGACTACGGGTCAGTCAAGCTACTATCTGGACGGTGCGTCCGGTGTAGAATCGGCTGCTGCCGTTCGTGTGATTGGTAAAGCTCAGTTCCCTGATGAAAAGGACTCTGATGCGTTCCCGATTGTGGAAGTATGGCTTAACCATCACCGTGACCGTTTTGTAACGGCTACGGCGTCAACGGCTTAATAGGGAGGATTTATCATGGCTATTAATAGAGCTAGTATTGCTAAAGAACTCCTTCCCGGTCTTAACGCCGTTTTTGGGATGGAGTATGGAGAGGTTAATAATGAGCATGAGCCTCTCTATGAGATTGAAAACTCTGACCGTGCCTTTGAAGAAGAAGTTCTCTTCACGGGCTTCGGCACCGCTCCTACTAAGGGAGAGGGTGCATCGGTTTCTTACGATGATGCACAGGAAAGCTACACGGCCCGTTATACGGCGGAAACCGTTGCGCTTGCCTTTGCTGTCACTGAAGAAGCGATGGAAGACAATCTTTATGACACGTTCGCTAAACTTCGTGCCCGTGGCCTTGCCCGTGCAATGGCGAACACGAAGCAGGTAAAGGCTGCTAACATCTACAACAATGGTTTCTCTGATACCATTGGTGATGGTGCTGCGTTCTTCTCCGCTTCTCACCCGACGATTTCCGATGGTAATCAGTCTAACCTTTTGGGTGCGGCTGACCTGTCGGAAGCAACTCTTGAAACTGCGCTAACTGCTATTCAAAAGACCAAAGATGATCGTGGTATTTTGATTGGTGCAAGTGCTGTTTCTCTACATATCCCGGTTGATTACTGGGCGGTAGCGGATCGTGTTCTTTCGTCTCCCGGTAACACTCAGACGAGTGCTGCTGATGCGAACCCGAACACGAACGCCATCAATGCAACCCGTCACATGGGGATGGTTCCTGAAGGTTACTACATTAACCGTCGCTTTACTGACACGGATGCATGGTTTGTTAAAACGGACGTACCGAACGGCACGAAGATGTTTGTTCGCACTCCGCTTCAGACTAAGATGGAACCGGACTTCGATACCGGCAATCTTCGATTCAAGGCCCGTGAGCGTTATAGCTTTGGCGTCTCGGATTGGCGTAGCTGGGTTGGTAGTGCTGGTTAATCAGCAAATGAGAGAGGGTGGTTTCGACCACTCTCTCTTCATTCTCAAAGGAGAAATAAATGGCTACGAATATTAAAGTTGCAATAGCTACTGGCGATGCTGTTCTTAAATATGTAGAAGATGATACGACTGTAGGAAGCAATGGAACTGCTGATAGCAACATTCCTAGCACCACTCGTATTATGGCTATTCATGCTGTGGCGTCTGCGGCTGGTTCTTTTTCTATTAAAGGTCAGCGGCAGATTACAAATAAGACTGCTGAAGGCACAGCTATTAAGTTTCAGGTAGCAGCTAACGAAGCATCTGACATTTATATTGGTGACATGGGTGTTGCTATATTTGGTGTGGTCAGTGTTTCTGGTCCTACAGATGGTTCAGTTCTAACTGCTATGCTTGGCTAGTCATGCCTGATTTTGCCTATTTAAAATCAGATTTAATTAATACAACAGAAAATGACTCGTCTGAGTTTTCGAGTCAAGTTTCTGTTTTTGTGCGTAAAGCTGAAGAAAGACTTTCTTATTCCTTAGATGATTTTGGTTTAGATGAGTTTAGTACTGTTTCAGTATCTTCTGGCAATGCTGCAACTGTATCTTTAAATGATAGAGTTAAAGTAGTGCGTAATGTAAATTTTGTTACAAGCACGGGTGGTGCAAAAACTAATTTACTTCCTCGCACTCTTGAATATGTTAATGACTATTGGCCTGTTAGTGCATCTACAGGTACACCCCGTTATTATACACATGTTAATAATACAAGTTTAAAAATTGTTCCCACGCCTGTTTCTGTAATCACAACACAAATTCAAAGTCAGTCACAGCCTTTAGCATTAGCTTCTGCTACTGGAACAAGTGTAACAACTACTAATTACTTTAGTGAGTATTGTTATAATGCATTATTTAATGCATGTATGATTGAAGCTACCATTTTTATGAAAGATTGGGATCATGTTGCGCTTTGGTCAGAAGCTTACACAGAAAGTCTCAATGGGTTACGAAATCAAGCACGGCGTACCAGACAGGATGATATGGCTAATGCAGCTTCTCCTGCTGGTGGACCTAATACAGTTATACAGGGAGCAAACTAATGTCAAAAGTAAAAAATCCATCTACCTCAGATGTTAAACAAGGACATAAACGTAAGGGAGGAGGTTCAAAACCTCATTCTTCCAGAGGTCGTATTGGAACAGCAACTATTAAAAAGAATGTAGATGCATCAGCACGACGAGCTAATCAACGTGTTGCAGGGGCAAATACTAAACCTAAGAAAAAACCTGCACCTCCTAAAGTGCCAACTATTAAAGCAAAGCCGGGACCAACAAAACGCCGTCCTACTATGCAAGAACAACGTGATGCGGGTGCAAGTGTGATAGTTGATTATGAACAGCTTAATAAAATGTCTGAAGGCGGATTAATTGGTGGTCAAAAAAAATTAGATGCTAATAAAGATGGTAAGATTAGTGGTGCTGATTTTGAAATACTAGGTGCTAATAGAAAAAAATATGGTGGCAAGATAACCTACAAAATGGCTGGTGGTCAGGTTGTAGATTCTAGCTATGATTAATCGGTCTAGCGTTAGACAACAAGTTACTAAAGCTCCTAGAAAACGTAAGTCTAAAACTAGCAAACGATTAAAAAAACGAAATGTAAAAAGGAGAAAATAAATGCCGGGACCGCATACACTAATTAAACGTCCTCATAATCTTGATGAGATTGTAGGTCGTCCTACTGGACAAGGCTATGGTGCTGCACGCAAAGGACCGCAAGTTCAGGGACCGCCACAGGATGTCGTAGTTGATGAAGACTACGAACAAGGCAAAGCTTTTAAAGTAGAAGACTAATTTTTATTAGGAGATAAAATATGTCATCTGCTATTAAAAAATATCTTATCAAAAAATTAACCGATAAAGCTGGATATTCTCCAGAAGAATTACCTATGTCTATTTCTGATGCTGCTTTAAATAAACGATTGCCAAGCATACAGTTGCCGGGAGGACCGTTTTCAATAGGACAGATGCCCAGACTAACTCGCACTGATTTAGAGCGAACTCCTCCATCAGTTCGTACTATTGAACCAAAAAAAGAACCTAAAGGTTTTTTATATAGACCTGAAGCAAAAGGTTTTCTTCCAAAAGATACTATTGCTGTGCGTAAGAATGATAAAGGTGATGTTCAAATTATTACTAAAAACATGGTTGAATTAACTTCTAGTGGACAACCAAAACGAAATAAGTCTGGTGAGTTTATTTTTAAAACACCTAAAAAACAAAAAACTAAAACTAAACCAAAAGCAACTAGATCTCCTGAAGAAAATAGAATACTACAAGAAAAAATACTAGATAAAATTTTAGAAAATCCTTTAGCTACTATAAAACGTCAACGAGTAGAATCGAACGATGATGTTATAGATATATCATCAGGTATGCCCATAGAAGAAGCAAGAGAACTATTAGCCGATATTCCTGCTGAAATAACATCAGGAAAAACTATAGTTGGTAGAGTTGGTAAACTTTCTCCTACAACTATTGGAAGATCTAAAGCTGTTGATTTAAAAAGTGCTAAAGCAAAAGAACTTGTAAAACTTATGAATAAACTAGAAGAGGCTGAGTTAAAAGGAACAGATATAAAAAAAATAACTAAAATAAGAAAACAACTTGGACTAATGCCAATTGGTGAAAAAGATGGAAAACTTACTTTAGTTCCAGTTGTACCTGAAAAGCCAATAGAAGAAAAAATTAATAAAATAACAAATGCAGAAGATAGAGAAGCATTAAGAAAAATATTTGCAACAAAAAAAATTATTAAAGGAAAAGCCCCTGTTAAACAACCAAGAGATGAAGAAAGCCAACTACCTAATATTGTTGGTCAAGCATCAGATCCTAAATCTCCAGTAACTAAATTAGATATTCAAGCTGATCCCGGTTTTGCTCCTAAAACTGATCAAGAGTTTTTTGATAATCGAGTTGAAAATTATCTTGATCAAGGTGATGATTTAAAAACTGCTAGATCAAGAGCAAGAAATGATCTTGGAGAAAGAAAACTATCTGAAGAGTACACTGGAGATCAGCTTAGAGATCTATTAGGT